CGGTACGCGAACGAGGTCGCATCGGCGCTGTTCGCGAACGTGTTGCGCGCGGGCAATGATTAGGTCGGGTCGTTCGCGCTGTCGCAGACGCTTGAACAGATGTTCACCTCGGCGATGGGCGCGCACCTGGACATCATCGCGTCCGCGGTCAACGAGCAGGTGGTGCGAAATCTGATCGCGGTCAACGGCATGGACGTAAGCCGGTGCCCGACGCTGAAGCACGGCGACATTGAGTCCGCGGACTTGCAGCGCATCGGCGAGTACATGACCGCGCTCACCAACGCCGGGCTGATCGAGGATACGCCCGCGCTCCGCTTCTTCGCGCACGAACTCGCCGGGCTGCCCGTGCCGAGCATTCAGGAACTGGAGCAGTTGCAGGCGGAACGCGAAACGCGGCGGGCGGAGATGGAACGCCAGATGCAGCAACAGCAGGCACCGAACGGCGAGCAAGAGGACAGCCCGGACGATGAGGCTGAGGACGATGCGGAGGACAGCGCCTGATGGGCGCGCTGGCGTGGGATGCCGCACGGCGCGGCTGGGTGGATCGCAACGGCAGGGCGCTCACCGAGCGGCAAGTCCTGAAGTTGCGTGATGACCTGGCCATTGAAGTGTCGCGCATTCTTCGTCAGGAAACGCAGCTCTATCTTGACGGCAAACTCGAGTTTGACTCATGGGTCCGCAACTTTGAGGACATGCTGGTCCGTGGCACGGGCTCCGGGTACGCCTTTGGCCGTGGCGGCGTCGGCAACATGACGGACGGCGATTACGACCGGCTCGCACGGATCTACACCCAGCAGTCCGAGTTCTTTGCGAAGTTCGTTGCGGACGTGCAGACCGGCGACATGAGCGACGAGAAGTTGTTAGCCCGTGCCGATCTGTACGGCGGTAGTGCCGTCAACGCATTCGAGCAAGCCAAGCAACAGGCGGCGATCGGTGACAGTGAGGCGGATTGGGACCTGCCGTTCTACCCCGCCGATGGTGATACGCCATGCCGGTCGAACTGCCGCTGTTCGTGGGTGATCGAAGAGGACGCAACCGGCTGGACCTGCGCATGGGTGACGGAGCGTGACGAACAAGTCTGTGACGGCTGTGCGGCGCGCGGCGAGCTGTACGGCGAGAGCAGCCCGCTCGTGATCCCCAAGCCGTACGGTGAGCAGCGGGAGGAATTGGCAGCGTGAGCGAACACCGGCAGTTAGACGAGGCGGCGCGCATCCTATCGGCGCACGGCATCGACGCCAAGCGGTATGACGCGGTGAAGCGCGAACGGCTGAAACTGTGGACGGCTGAGGCACGTGCGGCGCTGAACGAAGGCGCACCGGAGCCCGATGCGGACGCGGTATGGCTGCGCGGGAGCGTGTTGCAACTGCAACGCAATTGGTCGGGCCGGTGTATTAGTTGCGTGCATTGGGACACGTCGCCGATTGCAGACGGCACAGCATACGGTTACTGCCCACGTGTGACCGATCGGGAAACGGACACGCTCGTCAAGGCGGGTCGCGTGTCGATTGAGACGTTCCCGGTGTTCGGGTGCGTGTGCTGGAACGAGATCCCGGCGACCGAATCGGAGACGCTTCAGGAGCGCGCATCGCTCGCGATTGAACGCGGCCTGTTGCCTGCAAAGCCGGAGGGCGAATGACGAGGCGCGCGTTCCTGCTTGTCGCGGTTGCGCTCCTGCCGTGGGCTGTGCAACGCCGCATTGCCCGCCAGAATCGCGTCTGTCACGTCATGGCCGCGCATCGGTTGCGCGACGGCATGCTGACCGAACGGGAGCGCGCGGCGTTGATCCGGCGCGGATGCAAGGAAGAAAACGGCGAGTGGATGAGCGCACTCGTGTTCAGCGCAACGACAGCGGGCCGGCCGATGGCGGTGATTGCAACGGCGCCAGCTCGGGAGATGCGCTGCCCGACGTGCGACCGCTTCCTCGGTGAAAGCAACGCGCCGTACGGAACCGCGCGGGTGAAGTGCCCGGTCTGCAACGGCTGGAAGAAGGTCACGCTTGGCACGGGGCGTCTTGTGCGACCGTGCTAGAGTAGACGGCAAG